GCGGGAAAACTGCTATGGCGAAGAAAAAGCCCCGCAAGACGGAAAAGCCCGCTAGCAAAGCCCCAGCGAAAACCGCCCGGCGGGAAATGCTCCAGGAACGCTTTCTGGCCGTGCTGGCGATCAATGCCAATATTGCGGCGGCCGCCCGGGAAGTGGGGATTTCCCGCAAGACGCATTATGAGTGGATGAAAGACCCGGATTATCGGCGGCGCTTTCTGGAGGCCCGGGAAAACGCCATCGACTGCCTCGAAGCCATCGCCTGGGAACGGGCGAAAAGCGGCTCCGATCGGCTCTTGATGTTTCTTTTGTCGGCCTCCCGGGCCCGGTTCCGGGCCGATAGCCCGCCGCCCTCCGGTGGGGCGGAGTCCGATTTTGCGGCGGTGGATGATGAAGTGATCAAGCGCGAGGCAGAAACGGAACTCCGGCGGCTGGGTTTTGAATCCTTAGACGATTTCTGGGCATCGAAATAATGGAGGGGCCCCGTGGTATTCCAGCGGCTGTACGGGAATTGTGGAAGCGGCGGGCCCGGCGCGAACTGCTGGCGTTCACAACCTGGACCTTTCCCGAATACAAGCCCGCCTGGCATCACCGTATCTTGTGCGAAACCCTGGACCGCTGGCGGCGGGGGGACTGCCCGCGGTTGATTATTTGCTTGCCACCCCGACACGGGAAAACGGAACTCGTCTCGCGCCGCCTCCCCGCCCTCATCCTAGGGGAAAACCCCGATGCCCGGATCATCATGGCCGCCCATACGGCCGACCTGGCCGAGGCCAATTCCCGGGACGTTCAACGCATTATCGAAAGCGAGCTATTCCAGCGGCTCTTTCCGCTTCGGCTGCCCCGGCGGGGGCTGCGGGATGGGCGGTACAAGCGGACGGATTCCCATTTCGAGATTCCAGGCCGGGCGGGATACCTGCGGGCCGTCGGCGTGGGCGGCTCCATTACCGGTTTCGGATTCACGTTCGGCATTGTCGATGACCCGATACGCTCCGCCCAGGAGGCGGAATCGGAAGTCTATCGGGAACGGCTGTGGGACTGGTTCCGGCGGGATTTCTGGACCCGGCGGGCGGCCGGCGCTCGCGTCCTCATCACCATGACCCGGTGGCATGAAGATGACCTGGTGGGCCGGATTCTCAAACTTGAGGGGCGGGGGCTGGGCCGCTGGGAAGTATTGCGGATGCCTGCCATTGCGGAAGGGGAACTGGACCCGCGGGACCGGCGGAAAGCGGGGGAAGCCCTTTGGCCGGACCTCATCGGGGGGGATGAACTGCGGGAAATTGAGGCGGCCGACCCGCGGGGGTTTGCGGCGCTCTACCAACAAGACCCACGGGGGGCTGGGGGTACGGAGTGGCCCGATGAGGATTTCGGGGACTGGTTGTGGGTTCCGGAAGCGGAATGGCCGGAGCGGGACGAACTGGCCCCGCTGGTCATGGCGATTGACCCTTCCCGGGGGCGGGAAGATTCTGCGGCCGACTATGCGGCCATCGTGTGGGCGGGCCAGCACAAGAAAAGCGGGCTCGTTTACGTGGATGCCGATTTGGCGGTGCGCCCGCCCACGGCAACCCTCGATCGGGCCCTGGATTTGTTTGACGAACTCCGCCCCGATTTTCTGGCCGTGGAAACCAACCAATTCCAAATTCTCTTTGCCGAAGAACTGGAGCGGCGGGGGCGGGCCGGGTTTCGGGTGGCCCTGCCCCTCGTGTACATCGGGAATTATCTGCCAAAACTGTTACGCATCCGGCGGCTGGGGCCCTGGTTGGCGGGGAAGGATTTCCGATTCCGGGCCGCTTCCCCGGGGGCCCGGCTGGTGGTGGAACAACTCCGGCAATTCCCAGAGGGGCGCCACGATGACGGTCCCGACGCCCTGGAAATGGCCATTCGGATTATGGTTGAGCACGCCCCGCGGCGGGTGGAATCCCTCAAGTACCGGCCGGGCGAGCGGGAATCCCTGCCCTTTGAATGGCGGGAAATGTGACACAAAGTAGCGCGCCCCGCTGGTGGCCGGATAGGGCGGCGGGGTGGCGTATATTTGGGGCATGGGTGAATATTCTGACCTCTTTCGCATGGCCAACCGGGAAGCCCGCAAGGCGGCGCGGGAACTCTTTGCGCAATCGCCGATCGGGCGTCTGGCCCGGCTGGGGCTGGGCGGGGGCCCCCCCGCGGAAGTGGCCCAAATCCTGGAAGCGCTCAAACAATTCGGCCCCGACGTGCACGCCCTCCAGGGGATGCGGGGCGTTTCGTTCGGCTCTCTCCGCTGGACGGTAGAGCGGTACGCCAAGCGGGGCGATGATTTGGGCGATCTGGTCCGGGCCTGGCTGGAGTCCCTGGGCGAGGCGGGGAAACTCCTGTTGGAGTTATTCGGCGGCGGCCATACCTGGATGGACCCCCGGCGCCAGGCATCGATGCTCCAGGCGGCCATCAATTTCGTCCGGGCCTACGGCTACGAAGTCCTTCCCCCACCCGGCAAAGGCGGAAGCGCAAGCGAACTCCGGCGGGCGGCGGAAGCGGCGTGGACGTACCTTCAAAAGACCGGCGAAACGGAAATGGCGGAGGCGTTCGGGGCGCCGTCCGCCAAAGAAGAACTGTTTCAACCGACATTTGAACTGCCCACCACCGGCGCCCGGGCGAGCGGCGGGGCGGCTGGCCCTAAGCCCCGGGCAGGGGTTGAAAACCTGGCCCCAACCCATCCCCTGTTTACTGGGGAATTCGTTCCGGTGGAATCATCGAACGTCCATTCGGTGGCCTATGACTTCGATGAATCCACCTTGTACGTCCGATTCTGGGCCAAGAAATACGACAAAGACGCGGGGGACTATGTGCCCACGGGCCCGGGCCCCATTTATGCCTATTACCACGTCCCGCCCCAGATGTTTCTGGACCTCTTGCAAACGGATTCCCCGGGCCACTGGGTATGGGACAAACTCCGCATCCGCGGGACGGTGTTCGGCCACCGCTTCGATTATCGGCTGGTGGCCATTGCGGGCGGTTATGTACCCCGAAAAGCTACCTTCGGGCCGTTGCAGGCGGGCAATTACGGGGGCGAGTACGGGGAAATTTTCATCCCCCGGGCCGTCCAGCTCCTGAGCGGGAAGTGGCTGACCTCGGTCAAACCTTATGAAGTGGTACGAACCTTCAAGCCGACGGGGCCGATCCCGCCCAAGGCGGCGGCCCTGTTCGGCGTGAACCCGGGAGACTAGGCATGGCGGATGAAATCATTTTCGTGAACGGCCAGAGCGGGGAAGTCCAGCGCTTCGGCGGGGATGCCGACATCCAATCCCGGCTGGCGCCGAACCTGGGCCAACCACCGATCCCGCCCGTGGTGACCTATGCCGGCATCTTTTCCGGCGGCTCCCATACCTTCCGCCCATCCGATGAGGCCCTTCAGCACTCATGGCAGAATGCCCAGTACATGCGGCAAGATGTGGCGGTGATGGAACCGCTGGAAGTCCGGAAACGGGCGGTGGCCCTGCTGGATTGGCATATCGAACCCGAAGACGAAGAGGATCCGCAACAAAAGGAACTGGCCGACACGATCACCTGGCTGATCAAGAGAATCCCCAACTTTCTTCAGTATCGGGAAGTCCTCTTGGATGCCATCTTTTTCGGCCGCTATGCGGTGTATAACACGTGCCGCTGGTACATGCGGAACGGCAAGCCGTTGATCGGGATTGCCCGCTGGCGGCCGCTCCACGGGGATAAACTCGTGTGGCGGTGGGATGACGGGACGGGCGATTTTGACCCGGACTGCGTCGGCATCCGCATTTCGGCGGCCACCACGGTAACCGATACCCTCCGCCGCTGGGAAGAGTTTGCCCGCAAGGAAGGCGGGGAGATTCTGCCGACGCATTTGGGGCTGGCCTACTTCCCCCGGCCGGAAGTGCGGGAACTGATCATCATTCATCGCCATACCGTGGAAGACGGCGATTTTTACTCGCCCCAAAATGCGGCCCGGATTTTCGGCGTGGGAATCCGCAACCGGATTTATTGGACCTGGTACCAGAAACAAGAGGCCCTGGCGTGGCTCATGGAATTCCTGGAGCGGTCGGCGTTCGGGATTGAACTGTGGTACTACCCGGCGGGCTCCGAAAAAGCGAAAGAGGATATGGTATCGGCCGCAACGGAGCGGATCGGGAACGCCCGCAATGTGTTGATCATCCCCCGCCCGCCCGGGCCCGAGGGCGCGGCCTACGGGGTGGACCTCATCCAGCCCAACATGGCCGGCGCGGCGGCCATCAAGGAAATCATCACGGAATATTTTGGCCACCAAATCAAGCGGTACATCCTTGGACAAACCCTCACGACTGAGGCCCACCCCACGGGGCTGGGCTCCAACCTCGCCAGTATCCACCTGGATACATTTCTGCAAATCGTGAAGTATGACGCCGTCAACCTCCAGGAGACCTTGACCCATCAGCTCGTGGCCCGCCTGGTCAAGTGGAATTTCCCCCATATCGTGGATTGCCCGCTGCGGTTTGTGATTGAGACCGACAAGCCGGACGCCCAGGAGCGGTTGCAAGCGATCCATGCTGCCTATGCGATGGGGCTGTCGATCCGCGCCCGGGACGTCCGCGCCCTGCTGGGGCTGGCCCAGCCCGGCCCGGCGGATGAAATTCTCTCGGCCCGCGGGGGCGGTCCCGGAGGCGCGGCGGGCGGCCCGGGCGAAAACCCCAACCTGCAGGCGATGATGGCCGCCCTGGGCCTGGCTGACGACGGGCCGACACCTCGGCCCGCTGGCCCCGGGATTCCGCCGGTGTGACTGCGCAAGTCCTGAAAAAGGGCGGGCTATCATATCGGCATGAGGGTCGGCACGCAACCCCGCAAGGCGAACGATCCATTCCCCGAGGAAAAATTCCTCAAGATCCCCGGCGTCGTGGTATTCACGGAACATCGCACGCGGCTGCGGGATGGCCGCCCGGCTGTCTACGATCGCGAAACGTTGGAGCGGATCGCCGCCAATTGCAATCGCCGCATTGATGAGACCGGCAATTATGCCGCTGTCTGTATTGGGCATACCTCGCCGGAAAACTCCGATAAGCCGCTGATCGGGTTTGCCGGGCCCTTCCGGGTTGAAGAACGGAACGGAAAAGCCGTCCTGGTCTGCGATTTTCATATCTTGCGGGATGAGGTCGACAACCTCGCGCGCTACCCGCGGCCCAGCCCGGAAGTGTGGATCCCTGAAGATGGATTTGACCCCGACAGGATTTTTCTTGATCCCATCGCCATGCTGGGGGCGGAAACGCCCCGGCTGGATTTGGGCATGACGTTTCTCTATCGGGCAATGGCCGGGCCCTACCTCTGCGAAAAATACGCGGCCGCCCCGGCCCCTGGAAATGTGGCGGTCCCCGAATTCGGGGCCAGAAAAAAAGTCCGGTACGAAAAAGAGGATTCCCCCATGCCGCTTGCGAAAGAAGACATCCAGGCCATCTTGAAGGCCATTGAATCGACCGACTGGTACTCTTGGCTTCGCCAGCAAATGGCGGCCAACGCGGGCGGAGAGCACAAGGAACCCGACGGAGACGAAGGGGAAACGCCGCCCGACAACACGGCCAAGGCCGACAAGTACGAGGCCGAAGACACGCCACCGCCGCCCAAAAAGAAACGCCCGGACGATGACGACCTGGAACCGGATGACGAACCGGCCGAAGACCTGGAGGATGAAGACACTGAGGAACCGCCCCGCAAGCCGCGCAAGGTTGAGGAATACCGGTGTACCACCCATTACGCCAAGCGGGAAGACGTCCTGGAGGCCCAGCGGGAAATCTACCGGCTCCGGGTGGAACTGGAGAAAGAAAAGGCCCTCCGCATCAATACCGAGCGGCGGCGGATTCTGGAGAACCTGGCCCGCCAATACGTGGTGGACGTCGATGAAGAGATGCAATCCTGCCGCTATGGCCGGATGAGCGATGAGGCGTTCCGCAAGCACTGCGCACGGATTGAGAGGCACTATCGGCCCCGCCCCGTGGGGCTGGAACTCCCGATGTGGGCCGAGGGGGCCGCGGAGAGCGGGGACGCCCCAGAACTCTACCGCAAACAACAAGAAACGTCCCTGCATGAGCGGGCTTTGGCCTACGCCAAACGCATGATCGCGCTGGGAAAACCGATCAGCTACGATGACGCCCTGGAACAAGTCCGATTGGGGAAAGGCTGAAAACCATAACAGGAACGCGCCATGTACACCGAATTAACCTTAACCGCACGCGGGAATATCTACCCAAGCCGCTTTGTGCGGCTCGACACCTCGACCGAGTTTGGGGCCGTCCAAGCCGGAGACAATACGGAAATTATCGGCGTGGCCCAGGCGGGGACGAACCTGCCCGACATGACGGGCTGGGTGTCGGGAACCTATGCCGCCCAGGCGGGCCAACAAGTCCAAGTGGCCGGGCCGGATTCGGTTTGTCTGGTCGAGGCGGGGGCCACGATCACCCCGGGCCAATTCTTAAAGTCCGATTCTGTGGGCCGGGCCGTGCCCATCGCCACGACCGGAACCACGATCCAAAACTATGGGGCCATCGCCCTTCAAGGCGGCTCGGCGGGAGACAAAATCAAAGTCCTGGTAGTCATCGGGAAAGTGCGTCCCGCCCTCACGTGATCTTGAACGAACGTCCCAACAAGCGGAGTTAACACAAGATGGCCGTTTACCCGTCCCCAACGAATGTTGCCGTACCGGATCACGCCGCAACCAATCGGCTGATCATCGATTTTGCGCGAAATATCGCCGAATTCCCCGTTGTCCAGTACACCCAAATTGTCCCCGTCCAGAAAGTAACGGGGCTTTACCTGCGGAT